ATCCACCATGAAATAAAATCAGCAACCCACGAATCCGCATCTGGATTGCAAGTTGCTCTCATGTATGGCTTTACTCCGCAAACACTACGGTTTCGGGATAGCATATAAAAAAACTGTTTCTCGGAAAAATGGGTAAGCTCATCAAATCCTATCATGGTTATCTGCGAACCTTGCCATTTCTGCAAATCATCATCTCGGTTGATATAGTCAAATGCAACTGTCATACCGTTTTTGAACTTCCACATACCTGCGCTGTATCTTCCATCGGCTCCCTTTATATCACCATATACGTCATTGCTCGTATCCCACAAGCCGCCCTGGTTGAATATCTGCTTATATTCGTGTCGGCATATTACAGCACCAAACCGTTTGTTGTTCTTATACCTCAAAGGCTCAATCAGCAATCCGTATGACTTTCCGCCTCCTGCGGCTCCACCGTAAATAGCAATATCTGCTGTTGTTGAAAGGAATTTTTCTTGCGGTCCTTTCTGCGGCCGTATGACTTTGATATTACTCATCGTCCTCGCCCTCCTTTTCTGGCAGATATATTTCTACTGGCGTTCCACCGGTCATGCCTCCATCCTCTTCGGCTTTCTTTGCCTCTCTGTCCTGTTTCTTCCGGTATGCAAATTCTTTTTCTTGTAGCTGTTGCGTTGGGTTCTGCCCTGCGGTATCTCTTAGGAACTTTGCAGCATTTACATTTCCATTCGCCGCCTGCACCAACATTGCCGCCATCACTCCCATACTGTAGTCCATATCCTCTTCGTCAATCCCTAAAGCTGTGAGCGTGGCTTTCATGGTCGATTGCTTATTCGATACCGGCATATTCAACAGCATTTCGGCTGCCTTTCGCATATCCCTTTTCTTACGCCTCGCTGCCCCGGATGCTTTACCTCCTGCTGTGGCGATTTTTCTTTGCTCGCTCTTTGTTCGGCGGTTCATAGGTATCAGATTTTCGTCATTTGCCAATGCCACCACCTCGCTTCGTTCTCAACTCCGATAAAATTAAATAAAGCAAGCGTCCTTTCTCGCCTGCTCCATCTTTTTGACCTCCAGATTAGGGGCTGTCATTCTACAAGGTATGTCGCACATTGACATATCCGTTACCGCCGCCATTTTCTTTGCCAGAATATCTTCGTCCATGATATGACCTATAATCTGATACGGCTTATGACAGCAGTACATGACTTCGCCTTTTTCATTTAAAGCCATCTGCGCCCAGCTTGCGGTGCATCTCTCTTCCTGCCTGTCGAGTAATCCCCATTTGAAATTGAGCGTCACCCTTTCATCATCCATCGCCATACCCGATACGATTTTCTTTATTTCCTCCGCATCTCTCTTTTTCCTCTCATCCCTGTAGTAACTTCCTGCGGTGCTTTCCACTGGTCTGAAAACCATGTAGTCAACGTCCAGGTCCTTATTTGCATCGTAAAATCTCTTTACATCCTCCGGCTCTTTTACAAGCTGTTGGATTCCAAGAGATGTGCCAGGACTGTTTTCTTTTTTCCATGCTGCATACGCTTTTATGTTCTCCCGGACTGTTTCATATGCCGCCACGCCTCGCAACTGCTCATAGCTTTCATTGCTGTACGCATCAAGGGACACTTTCAAGTAATTCGGTTTGACCTTTACCAGCTTATTGAAATTCGTATTTATTCCCCACTGGAAATTGTTCTCGGTAAGCCATCCTGCAATCTTTTCAAAATCAGGATTGATGGTCGGCTCTCCTCCACCGGTCAGTATAAATCCCTGTACGCCCATAACTGCCAGTCTTTTTGCGTATGTGATAAAATCCTCATATCTCATTGCCTGCGCCCCTGTATCCAGCTCCCACCGTCCGTAGGTGCAATAGGGACATCTGTTATTGCAATAATTTGTGAGGAATATATCTGCTGTTATGGGTTTCTTTTCCCCTGCAATCCTGTCTATATGGCTTAGCATCTTTTCGCCTGTTATGTTTTTCTCCATTTTCTAGGTATCCTCCTTTCTCTCTTTCCTCCACTTTTCATTCAGGATTTTCGGGGCTGTGTGTTCCCAGTTTATCCTGTGGTGTATTCTCTTGTGCGTGGTATACATCATGCTGACTTTTACAGCGCTCGGCATACTCATAATCGCATAAAAGGTTTTTAGGTACGTGCCGCCCTCCTTATACGCATCTGTCATTCCTCCCGACAGGCTTTGGGTTGGCAACTGTACCACGCAATATTGTGTATTTGAAAAGAACAGGTGTCCCCGGCTGCTCAATGTTGTATATGTCACAACATCTTCGTTCATGGTTCCCCTGTACTCTATCGGCGTATCTGTCTTGCAAAAGAAACTGTTCATCGCCTTTCGTAATAATCCTTTGTGGAAGTTTCCTCCGTCTACTCCTCCAACGAAATCTCCTCCCTGGCAAAATGCCACTGTATCAGCTCCCGACACCTCCAGGAACTGAATCATATCTTCAAACACTCTGTCAAAATCATGCGATGGCTTATATTTCAGCTTTCCATCTTCCTCGTACCGGTAATCAATGCTTTTGTAATCATCATCCAGCATCAGGAAGTATTTCAGCCCCAGTTCTTCCGCAATCCTCCAACATTCATTACGAGCATAAATGATTGCCCTGTGGTCATTGAAATTATCCATCGTATCTGCCCGGTCATATGCTGCCTGCTTATCAAATATAATCACTCGGTCTGCTCCGAAGTTCTTTTTATATTCTTCTGCCTGCTCGTCCTCATCATCTATGATGAAATATATCTTACCGGTATATCCTGCCTTTTTAATTGCAGGAACCGTAACCACATTATCAGCTCGCCCATGTGTCAGTATGAAAACTGCGAAATCATTCCTCATCGGCTTCGCCCTCCATAATGTCTGTGATGTCAGTTGCCAACTGCACATATCCGTTTGCTATGGCATCGTTCACATCAATTATTACGAGTGCAGATTTTTCAAACAATTTCTGCACTTCCGGCTCTGCGTGTGCGTAATACTCTGCGATATTCCGGTAATTAAATACATTATGTCTGCGTGCCGCCTGTATCAGGAACTCCCTTATCTCCTCCGGGATGTCTGTGGCTTCAACTTCCTGTATCAGCTCATCCGCCTTGCTGCTATCCAGCATATCAGATATTTCCGGGCACTCTCCTGTAATTTCATACTGCGGTATTTTGACTTTCAGAGTGTACTTATCGTCCTGCATCTCCTCTCCCAGTTCATCCTCCCCAACAGAAAATCCGAACTGGCTCATATCAATGTTTATGATTCCCTGCATTTCTTTTCCCAGTAAGTCCTCGTCCCACTCTGCCAGCTCTGCGGTCTTGTTGTCTGCCAGCCGGAACGCCTTAATCTGCTCGTCCGATAAATCATCTGCACTGATACATGGTATGTCGGTGATTCCCAGCTTCTTTGCCGCTTTATATCGGGTGTGTCCTGCGACAATCACTCCATCTTTGTCAATGATAACTGGATTTTTGAATCCAAACTGCTGAATAGATACTGCTACTGCATCCACCGCCATATCATTATGTCTTGGGTTATTCTCATACGGTTTCAGTTCTCCAATCTTCCGCATGACAATTTCAATGCTGCTGTTCATTTATTGCCTCGCTCCTTTCATCTTCTCGGCTCCTGCGTCTGTTCATCCTCTGTGCTCCTCATTCCGGGCAAAACAAAAAGCCATACCGTTTTCAGATATGACTTTTCATGTTACTGATATTTAATTTTAGGAGCGTGGCAGGTATTTCTCCTGCCACACGAGAAAAAGAACGAGTACAGCAGCCACATTCTTTACAATCAAAACTTCTTCTGATTGCACCATACACTATATCATCGGTCGAATTGACGGTCAAAGGAAAAAAAACGGATTCAAAATAAACCGAACGGTTTTTTATTTATCCATCGGGTTCCCAAAATCATGCAAAATCATAGCATCTAAGCCGAAAAATAGCACCGTCAGGTCATTTCGTGCCTCTTTTGCATCTTTCTGGATTGTGGACAATTCCATGTTATAAAATTCCGCAATTTCCTTTGTGCTCTTCTTTTTCTCTCTGTCAAGGTACATCATCTGAATGACTTTCCATCTGCGCTGTATAATCTCATTCGATGAGGTTTCGCACTCTCTCTGGTACACTTCCAGCATCCGGTCTACGTGTGCAAGCATAAATTTTACTGCATTGATTCCCTTTAACTGCCTATGTAACGTTTTATCTTCATCAAAGATTCTGAATCCGTACAGAACATCCATATTTACGATGCTCTCATCCACCTGCTCTGCCTCATCAATAGTGCAGACTGCCTTTTCTGCATAGTCTTTCAGCTTCGTGTAATTCTCTAACAGCTTTTTGGTATTATACAGGAGGGTTTTCTTTTCCTGCGCAATACTCTTTTTTCTTGCCTTTTCGCTTCTCTCAACTGCTTTATCGGCAGCCTCCTCACAGAGTGCTTTTATTTCCTCTTTCGTGAGTGATACTCTTCTTTCTGCTTTTCCCACTTTCTCTGACCTCCTACAATTACAGATTGACTTTTCGGAATTGTCATAATAAAATGACAGTAGTTTTTGTGTTTTATGAGCCGATTGTCAATCATCGTATTGCAAGAGGCTCTATTTTTTTATTTTCTGCGGAACATATTAGCAACCGGGCAAGTGGCAAAATGTGAAATGTACCCTACGCCGGTGGCATCCTGCGTCCCAGGCTGTACAATTTCCGCGCTTACCGTTTCACCGTTCGGTGTGACGATTCTCTCTTTTCCTTTTCCCTCTTTCGGAACCCGGTATGTTATCAGCCTTGCGTTTACTGGCATATTCTTACCGTTTATGGTCTTAATCCATAATATCTGCTGGCGGCATTTTGCACAGGTTCCAAAATTTCCACGATTCGCCTTTTTCATCCTTTATCGCCTCCTTTCCAAGGCTTGAATCTTGATTATTCACTTTCTTTGCTCAAACCCTCTGTTGCTTTCCTTACCTTTTCGACCTCTTCCAGTTCAGGAAATTCAATGGTTTTGCTTAATGCTT